CATCCATCTTCCACAGCTGAGATTCAGCCATATCTACAACAGATTCATGCAGTGCAACATTTAATGAACATTCATTACCATCAGCTTCAATATCTGCTGGGGACCGTAAGAACCACACATCAACATCAGATGTAGATAAAGGGCCATCAACAAATAGTTTATCGGAAAAAACATACGCAACCGGATTAGTCGTGCTACCCGCAAGGTAAGAATTTTCCAATCGTTTCTGATCGCCTGGATCTATCATTGTACACCATACATCATCAGTTGCATCATAGACCGCAATGATTCCATTACGCATTACTTCTTCTGATAAATCACCATTGACAGAAATATCGATAGCGTTGGCCGTCATCGTTTTAGATTCATCGATCACTTGTAATTCGCCCAAGTATGCATTGTGAATTAAGTTCACTACACTTTTCTGTGCAATATTCAAAGCATCTAGCTTTGCAGCTTGCGTGAATGAAGATTCTGAAGGATCTTCTAATCGCAAACCTAGGGTTGATAACATTTCGTTACCTGTCATTTCTGACTCCTTTTTTTAATTGTTGGGCCGACCCGGCTCACAGACCAGGCCAACCCAACGTTAGTTAATAAGATTGTTTGAAGGTCAGTTTATGATTGGGATCCAATCAATACCCATGTCCCTGATGCAACCGTACATATGTACGCTTCTGCACCTTCAACATCGATAAAGATAGAGCCTTTTCGTGCTGCATGATTGGGTTCACCTTCTCCTGTATAGAAGTCGCATGAACCAATCGATGTATACACAAAACCCCCAGCATCACGCTCACCGAGCATCCCAACTTTCTTCTTATCTGCTGCTGTTTGACTAGTAGCCATAATAATACCTCCTAGGTATAGTTAGTAGACAGGCCTGTAATAACACCCTGTCTAGAAGCGTTGGAACAAGTCAGGGCACCGAGCCACATAATTTTGGCTACGGATGCATCCTGATTGACCGGTTTAACGAATTTCTCAAAAGCGAAATTTCGTTTACGATGATGACGGAAACCCAGATATTTCTCATTAAGGAAGAACATCAAACCATCCGGACAATGATCATCCACAACCACAGGGGTACCACGATAAAGTAAGTTCGTGAAACCAGCATCGGCCAATGACTTCGATGAAGCACCAAACCGCTTTTGAGCAGTTAGGGATTCTTCGTAGGCATCAAAAACTACTTGCGTTGTAACGATGATGGACGGCTTGTCATTATCAACCGTACAGCCACCATACATTTCACGAATTTGTTTTTGGATGAAATCAGCATGATCAGAATCTACCATATTCGCATATGAAGCAGATCCACTAGCAACAGATTGTGCATCCCACCAAGTGTATGTGTTTGAATCAATTCCACCAAGTGTACGGTCTTCTGCGATGATATGTTGTAACCCGATGAACTCATCACCGGAATCATCAGTTGAACCGTACAGGGTGCTACCGAATAGATCCTTTAGAGATTTCTCTGCGTTTTTGACCTTGGCCTCCAATAAATCGATTACACGCTCCGGGCCATCATTGAGCATTTCCTCTTTACCGGAAATACTAATTGTGGCATAAGCCTGTTTCCATTGATACTCCGCATCCGTGAATACTTCCGTAGGACTAGTGTCCAGGACATCGTATCCACTAAAGAAGCCTTTAGCATCTGCCTTACCATATTCAAGAGGTTGTAACACCTTGTTTCCGGAGGCGGCTGCTTTCGACTTTCTTAACATGCGATGCGTAAGAATATTGGAATCGAAAATATTATCGACCAAAAGGGGAATATACTTATCCTTCGTTAACGCACTTAAATTGTCATAATTTAAAGCCATTGTTAACTCCTTTGTTTGAGTTTACTCATATAGGTCGTATTTTAAAGCCTGTGCTCTTGCTTCGTCAAAATTTCCCGGCTTCACATTAGACAAAGATTTAGAACCTTTGTGTTTAACGGATGCTTCGGGGATTGACTTGCTGGCACTGGCTTTCTTTAACGTCTTAACCGCCTTTGAGAATGAACTATCTACAGCAGCCTTATGATAAGTGAGCACGAATGCATCTTCTAGATTTGTCATCCCTTTATTAATCGCAGTATTCAAAACTTCTCTAACAGCATTATCTTGGCCATCAAGTTCTGGATGGTTTTTGATCAATACTTGGATGTCATGTTCAACCGCTTGCTGGGCTTCTTGCATCTCTAGCTTATCTTCCAACTCCTGGATCCGACTATCTGTTGGATCCTTTGTGTCCTGTGTTTGAGCATTTTCATTAGGCTCACCAGTCTCCTGGAATAGAGCGTGGTCCTCACCAAGGTAATCCTTGAGAGTCTCCATAAGGTCATCATCCTTCTTTAGAGCATCAAACTTTTCCTGGGTTACAGTCAAAGCCTTCCGATCATCTGAAAGTTGTTGTGCCTTTTGGGTATTGGATCTCTGCCAATCGCTTCTGTTCTGGCTATCATCTATTGCTAGTCTGATATCCTCAAGCGAATAACTTTTTCCATCCACGTCTATTGAGGTTTCTACTGGTGGGTTTTCTGTTATAGGTTCAGTCAGTTGCTCAATCTCTTGAGTCTGGCCTTCTACGGTGGCTTCCTCACCGTTGGGTTCACTAGGGGCTTCTGTAGGCTCTGCTGCTACTTCTGCTTCTTCGACCACAAGCGAAGCTGCAACGTCTGCTTCAACTTCAGCACCATAGATCCCGCCTTCAATATTGTCACTCATGTTGTTTTCCTCCAACAAAAGTTAATTTTTCATTGTTCATTTGGTAGACAAAATCCACCATATTTACATACTATCCAAATTTATCTGATCATTTTCTTTTTTTACGATCTTGATCTCATATTATCTGGTAGTCTATCCATTAATGATGGATCTTTCTCAAACTTTCTCATAATCGCATCCTCATCGGTCCCCAGTGCTGCCATTTCTTCTGCTGCCATTGGTTCAGCATTACCTGTATCCTGTTGCTGTTGGTCCATTAAGGATCTCATAAGTCTTTCTTTTCCTGGTAGTTCTATGTTCTCCAGGATATACATCGGATCCGTAACAAGACCCATCTGCATAAGCTGCATGATTTTCTGTTCAATCCACTCTCTGTTCTCCGGTAACATTGATCCAGATCTGGCTCTAACTTCAAAGTCCATCCCTTGGAGCATAGCACCTATATATCTTCGTTCTTCCATACCCTTATCCGTTTCAACGCTTGTTAAATGTTCTTCTGTTCCAAGATTTACAATCATAGCTATCCACATACTGCCAAGAGTTTGAATTGCTTGGTCCACAGACCTTGCCTTGAAATCAATCTTGGTAGTGGAAGCCTGGCGATAGATCTGTGCCTGGACACCACTTGTTACATTAGCATCAGCTTTACCCTGGGTTGCCTTGTTAACCCCACTAATGGTTTCAAACATATCTCCTAGCAGCGAATAAAAATTGAATACATAACCTGGCATACCAGCTGGTTGCAGCATGGTCACTTGACCAGGTCCACGTTTCCGGATTACACTACCAGGTTTGTTATTTATTTGATCTACAACATCTGTCGTTTCATCAGCTAGCCACATGGGGTTGGCCATTAGGTGTGTATTGTCCATCATTTGACTGGCCAAGCGATCTAAAGATAAGTTTAGAGACTTCAATCTTTTTGGTTCTGGCTTACCCCAAAAGCTGTGTGCTGATCCACCATTCTTTAATGCTATAAAAGGGAATGGATTAGATACATGATTCTCTTTAGTTAAAAATGGATACCTGGTTGGACCATCATATAATAAAACACCATTGGCAATAGTTGTCTGCCGAATTAATCCGGGATATTTATCTATCTCCTGTGGTTCTTCTTCTGGATCATCAGCTTCAACATATTCCTTTGTATAATCCCTGGCGTAGCACTCAATTAATAGTGCTCTCTCTTCTAGATCCTCCATGGCCCTGGAAGAGTTTTCATAATAGTTTGTTTCTGAACCGGTGGTATCAGTGACCTGGACAACATCATCCCCACCTACTTGAGCATCATTGATCTTTAATGCTTCATACTTTTCAAGCTTTGATTCTGACTTTACATACTTACCATCATCGTACTTTTCCCGGATCTCCCATAATGGAGTTGGTGCTGCATAAATAACATACTCTGCATTCTCCAGCTTTGTTGCGGATGGATTCACAAAGAAAGCATAGGGATCTACAACATCAGCATCTGGCAAATCATCATCCTGGAAATGAACTTTTAAGATTCCATTACCATATACCAGGTAATCTAATAACCAATCCGGGACCAGATTCTGCATGTCCCTAATTACCCATAACTCATCTACTTGCTTTTGTAATATCTCTGCTGCTTTTGTAGATGTGTCATCTCCACCCACAGCAATTATATCAATTCGGGGTGGTCGGTTAGAAAGAATTGGGACCATTGTATCTATAGCACTAGCAATAAGATCTAGCGTAACCTGGTTCTTAAATGCTGGCATATTCATGTTGGTCCAGTGATCACCCATATATAACCGTTCAGCTTCACGCCAAACATTGGTTGTATTTTCCCTGGCTCGAAAACACATATCAAACATAGCTTCGATCTTCTTTATTACTTTTTCGTGCTTACGGCTTGGTTTATATGCATCTTCTGCTTTTTTATTCTTTGCCATTAGTTTGCCTCTATTTCAATTCCATTTAAACTTTGTTCCGTTACCTGATTAACGATAGTAATAAGTGCCTGTCTATAATCAAAAGATATGGCACCCAATGCTTCTATACGTTCTATTTCTCGGATTACATTACCTATTGCTGGGATCTCTTTCTCTTCCCATTCTCCAGTCTCTGGATTAAACCATTGCAGATTTATAGGTCTAATTATCATGCTCTGACTCCTGTATAATCCGTTTCTTCTGATAATAATTTATCTAATTCCTTCTGTAACCATGGCTTCTGTACTACCTTGGTTGGAGATCCTACATAATGTAAAAAATACCTCATTTGATCAGCATGGTGGTCCTCACCCTTTGTGTTTAGATCCTCCGGCCTTTTCTCATCGTGGACTAGGGTTGGTATTGTTCTTATGAAATTTGGACAGGTTGAAAATACTTTTAACTTTGGCGGCTGCTCTGCATAGTGATCTATGTACTGACGGCATAGGTTCCAACCATTAACTCTTTCATTATTAGCTTTAAATAGATTGACTCCAGCACGATTTAAAATATCAGCAATGCTCATATTACTTGGTGCTACTACATCGCTCCTATTTGTGTTCTGTGGATTACGGATCCACATACTAGGATCTCCTACTGACATCATATATTCTTCTTGACCACTTAATTCTAATATCCTATCTATGTGGTGACTTAACTCTTGGCCAGCTTCGTAATGCTCACGATATAAGTAAACATTCCCGAAAAAGTCTACAGCCCACCAACCACAGGCAAATGGTGCTGCAAAACCATAGTCAATAGATCTATACCGGTACCACTCATATGGTATGTCGAAAGGCTCTACTACATGAATGTCATGCCGCCACTTTTGAAAGAACTGTCCAGAGAATACATCCCAATCTCCATCTAACCAGGCACGCCTTAATTCATCCGGTAATGCCTTCAAACTCTCAATATACTCCGGATCTTCACGCATAATAGTAGGGTTATCTGTTACCTTACTGGGTATAAAAATCCGTGATTTTCTGCTTTTCTTGTCAAAGTGTGTTTTGTTCTTGGCACTATCTACAAACCTGGCCTTCACCCAACCATGGCCAGGACCCCCGGGGTTTGTTGTCGCAAATACCTGGGACGAGATCCCTGGAATTGTACTTCGTGCTGATGAGATTAATCTTAAATAATCTAACTCATTAGGGATTAGAGTTAACTCCTCAATTGCAATTTTCTGGTACTCCTGGCCAAGATACTTTGTCCAGGCATCTTCATTACTCAAGTGACCGGTCCAGATCTTGGCTCCAGATGGAAATTCAAACTGGGCTGGATTACCGGTTACCTTTACTCCCATATAACGGTACATATGCTTGGCACGATCTATCCAGTCCTTCAGATCATCGTAATTACGCCTGATTACTAAACCCCTGTATCTAGGACTCTTTATATACTCCGGATCTACCATCCAGACAGTCATCGCTTCAGTCTTGCCACCACCCCTGGATCCACCAAATAAGATCTCACTCTCCTGTCTGGTTAATACTTTAGTCTGGGGACCCGGATGGGGCTGCCATATGACTCGCTCTTCCATTACCGTTTACTCTTAAAAAACTCTACTAGTAGTTTAATGTCTGATTTAATTTCTGCCATAGACTCCTTCAAATCAGTCATTGCCTTAGCGTTGTCTTCGTGTCTTTTACCAAATTCATTCTTTACCTCATACAAACTAAACACCAAAAATCTGTATAGTGCATAAATGGCTCCGAGTAATAAAATTAACGGTAAACCATATTGTTCAATCAATGCAAAAATTTTGTTGAGTTCCATTTACTTCTTTTTCTTACCCGCAACACCTTTTGTTTTAAGGGCTTCTTTTGCTTCCTTTTCATAGCGACCATCTCCCCAGCCTGGGAAAAATTTGTCCCTAAAAGATTTTTCTAACTTTTCACTCCAATCCAATAAACTAATATCTGGAAAGTGTTCGTTTAACCATTCTTTTCGCTTTTTACATCCAGGACATTCTGGTAGGTTAGTAAAACTCGAAATAATAGTTGCGACAAAATCACCTAGTGGTTTACTCATTTGCTTTCTATCCTTCCGCTTTTATGTATTATTGATACTTCAAATTCCTTGTGTGAATAACAGTAGGCCTCTATTAGTACGGCACCATAACCCCAGGGAATTGGATAAAATTCTGCTGGATTATATCTATGATATACTCCCTCTGGATCCTGTATGGTTATTATTTTCTTTAATTCTGAATCATTCAATACCTCCATATGAGAACACCCCATTAAAGCAACTAATATAATTACTATTATATATTTCATCCTGGTACCATAATCCTAATCCGGGACTCCTACTTCCGAAGGTGGGGGGGGGTCTTTTTCCTGGACGACTTCTGCTGGGGATGAGTAATTTGACTGGCTGTCTCTTACCCCCGGGCCAT